AACCGCAATGATTGCTGATAAAATGGATAACTTTAGCCAATGGATTAGAATAAGCCTCCGTGCTCATGCTGATGGCATGTCTCTTGGCACAATTATGCAAAACCAGATCAAATGGGCACAGACAGCAAAGTATCTTGCTTCTTTTATTGCCGATCATCCTGAGATATGCGACGGAATGAATGCACATCAATTAGAAGCACTTGGAATGGATCACGCCCGCAAACAATTATTGTTGGAGGATTTTGAATGAATTGGAATCGATTAAATCGTATGTCCAAACAAGAAATGTATGATTACATTGCCAACTTAATCCGAGTTGGAACATTTGAGGAGGAAGAAGAATGAATCAATGTAGCACTTGCGGAAAGAAAACTGAAAATATTCAGTATTGTGATGAATATTGTTGGGAGGAAGAAGAATGAATTGCTTTTACTGTAAGAATGAACTTTTGTGTATGTTTTCTTATGTTGAAGATGAAAACTGTCCGGAGGAAGAAGAATGATCATGCAAGCATGGTATGATTATGTATTGTCCAAAGAAGGACAATTACAAATCGCGAAATTAAAAGAAGTAATGGAGGAAGAAGAATGAAAATTAAATGTCCATTTTGTACTTTTACAATCCAACATGAACCATGTGGACATAAAGAAGTGTTAATCAAAGCAAATCGATTGCGATATCATTTGCAATACGATTGTCCAATTCATAATGTTCATTATTTGAAAGATTACAACATACCATGAACATCTAATCCAAAAGAAGCAGCAAGCGCAATCACTACAAGTTTGATTGTTTTTGCCATTCCACGCATTTCAAGAACTGCTTGTTCCATCATGAGCATACGTTCTTCAACTTTTGAGATGCGTTCATTCTGAACTTGGTCGCTTTCATTCAGAGGCATAGAACATTCCCATTATCTGCGTGCTTAATTGGAGGCCATTGGTCACGAACAGGACCAGAAACAACACCGGCATTGAGATGCATTCGCAGCCAATCGGGTCTGCGATCTCCAAATGCAGCATCATACGCACTCATTTGTCGAGCATCTGCAACCGCTTGACGGATTCCCGGTGTTGATGTCATTGCCTCCGCATCTCTGGTATTAATTGGCAAGAAATATGCGTTAGCAGCAATGGGCGTTATCATGTGTTCAGGGCGAATACCACCAAATCTCCACATTGGAAAAACATTGCCTCGTAGAACATTTTGACTTACCATGTGCCCATTTGACATAACCAAAGCGCACATTGCATCATGAGATTCAGCCATAACGCCTATTCCATGAGTAAGAGTACTCACGTTTTTATCTTGAACAACTAGCATAAACGATAGTGCAAGATTGTAAAATGTTGTATTGGCATTGCCTGAAATGTGAATTGTGACATAGATGTGGTCAGAATAAAATACTAATTTTTGGTTTGCTGCTATTTGAGCACTTGGAAATTGTTCATAGGTAATTGGCCTAGAACCAGCCGTCATAGGGTTTCCTGAATTCAAAGTACCATTTATTTTGAATAGTACTGAATTATCACCGGCTGATACAAGTCGCCCCGGGGAGGGATATTGATCTGTCACTATCATGTCTGTTGGAATCGACGGATATGGGGAAAGCACTACTTCAATGGGGCTTGCATCGGCAATAGTATTAACGAAAGCATCTGCATAAAAATCCGTTTGGACTAATGTGTGGGCCATTCCTTCTTGGAGATTGATTCTTTTTGTAATGTAGCAAGAACCATTTGAATCGGTAGAAAATGTTTCCAATTCAACAGTTTCTTTAATTACTTTCAATACCATCACTTACACATCCTATGGGCTGCCTTAACGGCCGCTTTAAATCCGCCTTTCTTCCAAGTACCATTTGCTTTCATATGCTTAGGCTTTACTTTAGCAAAGGCTTTCTTATATTTTCGTTGATAGGCAGTAGTTTTTTTCTTTTTAGCCATTGGTGCAACGGTCACAGCCTCAAGAGCCTCGGTTTGTGCAACACCTTCTTCAAAGTCTTGAACATTACCGCCAGTAGGAACGATTGTTTCACCTGCTCGTATGTAGATCTGCATTGAAGGAGTTCCATTAAGCAAATGAGATTCATGCGCTGGAATCGCAATCATCGGCAGTGGAATGGTAATGAAATCATCTGCAAGTCGGTTAAGTGGGTCAAGCATGATGAGACCAGCAGCCCCCAACATTGCAACGTCACGAATTTTCTTAGGCTTACCTTTTAGCGGTATTCCGCCTACGTCGCTTTCAAAGAGGCGTTCTAGAGCCTCTGCTTTAGTTCGCTTTCGCCCCAACTAACTCACCTCAGAGGTCTTGCGCCTGAGTGAGCATTTGAGTCAAGTCTTTTTGTGTAATTTTCTTAGGCTCTGCAATTAGCATCACATCAAGTTCAGCAGTAGTATCAACCAACTGTAGATTTTTACAAGCATCAAGTGAAATTCCAATTAGAAGGTCAGTGACAACATCGTATCCTTCAGGGTGAAGATCTGGCGTTCCAAACATGTGTTCATAGGTGTTAATAGCCAAAAACGCCCCCGGTGCTACATCAGCAACAGCAGTACTTTGCTTTTCAAAAACACAAAGTACGTTTGGTGAAGCAATTCCTACATCTTCAGGAAGTTCGTATGCGGTTGTTGTCGCAAAAATTTTCAATCGTGCGTCATAAATTGTTCCCGAAAGTCCAGATGGAGTAAGATTATTCATAATATCAGGCCATATACCCACACCTGAAGCACTTGTTCTCCTTAATTGAAATCGAATTTCTTTGATTGCAAGTCCTTTGTTTTCAACAATTGATACATAGTCTGATAAATCAATTCGTCCATAAACTAAGGGTGTATCCCCAATAGCATCAATATCAAATTGAAGTCGATCTCTCAAAATTACGTCGTTTGCGCCTTTTGCCATACCCAATCGTAGAGGTGAAGGTGTATAAAGTAAACTGGTGCAAAAATTACATCGCTTCAGTGTCCTCAATCCCATCTCCGCGAGCGTAGCGAGCCCAAAAGCACGCCACCATTCTCCCCGACCACCACCCCAATGGGTAAGTACCCCCCATATTAAGATATTCACCGAAGGTTTTTTTTGAATTTCGATCTTAAGTAGGTACGTACTATTATATACCAATGGCGCATAGGATAAAACATGGCGGAAACAAAATTTGAAGGCATGTACGAGGAGTTATATTGGATTATGATGATTGAAAACAAATATGAACGTGTTGTTCGATATCGTGATTGGGTTAAATTCAACAAAGGTGACTCAATATGAAGGTTCAAAAGACAATCTCATTAACACCAGCAACCGCAATGATTGCTGATAAAATGGATAACTTTAGCCAATGGATTAGAATAAGCCTCCGTGCTCATGCTGATGGCATGTCTCTTGGCACAATTATGCAAAACCAGATCAAATGGGCACAGAC